GTAGTTAGTCAATGCTAACATATCTATTAAGAAAATCCCTTCCTCTGCACTCGGTAGGGTAGGGGAGTGGACACAAAATATAGTGCCCACACCCCTTAGGGTAGGGGAGTGGGCACAAAATGCGGTTATACGTTATACAGGGCCTGTACTAATTTTTTGCAGGTCGGGCTCCTCGTTGCTTAGCTCTGTACCTGCTACTGTGTTAATACCCATGATATTATTATTGCAAGCTCCTTCGAATCTCATTCCGGCCAGGTAGTAATAATCCGAAGTCTCAGTAATAATGCTATTATTAGTGACACGATTAAAGCTGCTGGTGCCGGTGACTCTAATTGCATAGTCGTTATTCCATTTTTTATTACGATTGACAACGTTATCGCTAATTACTCCCGCGTATCCGTCCTGAACGTTAATAGGGTGATCAATGTTGATAAATTGATTTGTTGTTAAAATAACACCTTTGCTACTTTTAACAATAATTCCTTTAGATTCTCTGTCACCTAAAAATACGCTGTTAGATACGGTTGCGCTCGAATTTACAAATTCTATGCACGTGTCATGAGCATTAAAATACCCGTTGTCGATCGTGACCTGACTGCGCCCAAGATTAGTGCAATAAATGCAGCGACTGCACTGATCTGCTGTGTATCCGCGAATAAAAATGTTCCAAGCCGCTAAAGCTGTGCCTGTACTATTGATTTGAATACCAAACTGCGGGTGAGCACATTCGCAGTTGTCTATATAAATATCGCGGATATCGTTGCTATTGTAAATGATGAATTGCGAGCTGTCGCAGGTCAGATTTAACATACTGCTGTTGCAATTAAAAAAGCGAATAGATGCGTTGCCGCTTATAGCGTCCGGGCCGTCGCTTGTTTCGTCTACCACGAACGAACAGTAGCTATCACCTTGTGTGCTAGTGTAGAAAGTATCGTGAAATACATTGCTCACTTGCACATTGATTGTATTTTTATAAAAGCCGACTCTGTGGCCACCTACACAATGTAGGCTGTCAAAGAAAACTCGCTGAGCACCTGCAACTTCGGTGAACTGCAACACCTTTTCGACTGTGGCGCACAATGTGGCATTCACTAACCATGTTCTTTCTAGGAATCCTTCAGATGCCGAAATGCACGCATTAGCAGTGTCAAATGCAATAACTCCACCGCAAAAATCATATCTGGTATGCGATGCCATTAGGACTTTATTTGTCAGATGATATGGCGTATCAGCCGATACGGTGTTGTCGGAGGCGCTCCAGGTACCAGGAGATGGAAATTTAATAGTACCTGTAAAATCAATCAGCGCTCCTCCTCTGAATACATCAGCCAGACCAGCGTCGATAAACCAATCACCGAGTACAAGCCCCCCTGTAACTTTATATTTGCCGCCTTTTGTACGTTTAAAATGTAAACAGCAGGGTGCCACTGGTGCAGACATTGTAATTGTTACACCCTGCGCAATGATTATTGCATCGTGAGTCATCAGCGGGGCCCCAATATCAATAGTCCCTGTAATTAGATACTCACCGTCTGGGAAGTATAAATCTTTACCAGATGCAATGGCTTTTTTTATCGCTTCAGTGTCATCGGTGGAGCCGTCGCCCTTGGCTCCGTAGTTTTTAACGTTTGCATAATCAAGGACTTTTTTAATATCTTGCTGCAACTGATCAATGCTGTCCTGAAGGCCCTTGTCTGCGTTTTCTCTGGCCGTCTGCTCTGCGGTAATAGCCAGCTGTAGCTGTGTGTCGGCGTCCTCCCGGGCCGTTTTCTCTGCGCTCAAGCCCTCATTAAACGTAGTCACAAGGTAGTGAAGAACTTCATTTGTGGAGCTGCTAACGCAGTTGGAGCCGGGCACATAGGCATCACCGGCGATCATTGCTCTTGTGACACGTACAAGCGCCCCATTGACCCAGACAAGATCGTTGACAGCTCTTGCAGCTGTCGCGGTGGGGCTGTGGCCCTCATCGTTGGGAGTAATGGCCTTTTTGACATCGGCCCAAAGTTCATCAAAATTGCCAATTTTGGTCCAGAACTCGGTACGATCCAGAGAAACGCCGGACGGCACCGGCTGTACGGAAAGATAGGCGTTGCCGTGGCTGTCCACAACAACGGTGTTTGCCTCATACTGGCTTGTGATGTCCCACTGAATCGGGTTTGCGTACTTGATCGTGGCCAGGCTGACGAAATTCGTCAGTTTGGTGTTGAATTCGTTCAGCGCGTCCATAATCCAATCAAGATTGAGATCATGGAAATTGGTGTAGGGCGCTCTGTGGATAGGATTGATACTCATAAATCACATCTCCTTAATATACCAGCAAACAAAAGTTCGCCCGGATGTCCGTAACGATTTTATGAACTGCATTCTCCATTGCAAGAGTCAACTCTTTGGCAATAAGGTCTTGCGGGTCCCGTCCTGCCCGGCCCTTCTCTGTCACGGTGTCGTTGTAGCCGTCGTGCAACTCCGAAGTATTGTTATCGGTGGTTGTCTGATCGGTGGTGGTCGTGTCCGTGCCGCTGCTGGTAATGGTGTTCCCAGTACCGAGTGCCGTTGTACTCTTTTCAGCGGTTTGCAATGTCCCGCTGTCGAACCCCGTGACGTCCCGGGTGGTGCTGTCACTGCCGGTATTCTGGCCGGTGGTGGTTAGGTTAGGTGCTCGGGTAGTTGTTCCCTTCACGCCGTTTGTGCGGTTGATCGTGCCGCCGCTGGTTCCTGCATGGTCGGTGGTTCTGGTTCGGTCATCGGAAGCCAAAACATCGTATTTAAGGCCCAGCGCCTCGGCGTACCGGGTCCAGCTCGGGAGCATGGTTTCAGAATAGACGCCCAGTGCCCTGCGCATAGTGGGGCCATCCGCGTATAATACCTCCAATTCCAGCGTATCAAACAGTAATTGATTGCAAACAGCGTCTTTAGAGACATTGTCAGGGACTTTCAAGTCGTCGAACAGTTTCGGGTATCTTGCCAACAGGCCGTTAAAGCTCAACGTTGCGTGCATCGTTGTTCACCTCCTGCTTCCCGGTATCGGGCGGAAAACGCCAATCGACCCATAAAGTAGATTTGTCAATTCCAAAGAGCTTGTGGACCCGCTCGCACCCATGCTGCAAGCTATCCAACCATAGCGACGCTTTGGCGGCTGTCTCAACGTTGTTAGAATTGACTTCGTCGGTCAACATCCGCTCTTTTTTGCTGGTATTCGTGTTTGGGATGCCTACCTCAGTATCGAACAGCGCTTTAATGGTTTTAAGGGCTGTCAACAGTTCGTTAGTGATGAAGTTCCCTTTGAGGTCAGTTGCAAAATACATCCATGGCGCTTGACCAGCTGCCCCATTTTTAGGCGCTTTAAGCAACGCGGAATCCACGAACACGGCGGGGTCGCCCTGCATAATGGCGTCGAACATTTTTTTAAAAGATTCCGCCCCGGCTTTGTTTCCAGCTGCAAACACATAGGCAAGGCGGCTGTTAATTAAATTACTCTGAATGGTCTGCGCCGCAAGGGCCATCATATCCCCATAATAGGCCACAATATCCACCATACCGCGGTAATCGGGCTGCAAATTGATGATCTCACACTGCTTCCCGATTTGCAAATAAGGGGACCCTTTGATAAAAGGGTTTGCAATGATGGAGTGCGTGGGGTTATAAAAGATGTTAATGCCGGTCAATCCCATTCGGTCATATACCAGGCCGTAACGGTCCGTATTAAACACCGTGACACCGCCGGAACCGAAAACCAGATATTGCAAACGGTTACTGGGCCATGTGTCGGGGAGCGTCCAGCGGACCATAGACACAGCTTCAAGGAACAGATATTTGCGGAAATAATAGGATAAGCTGTTGCCCTTGGTGTGCATCACGGAGGGAGTAACCGGGGACACATGGGCGTTAATTTGCTCGTAACTATATGGAGCGCTCATAACAGACGGCCTCCTTTCTCTCCAAAAATCACAACCATGCTCGGAAAAGGCGCACTGTTTTTGCTGTCGCCAAATTTCAGCCGCCCGCGGATGAACCGAACCTCCGCCTTTCCGTATATGTAGTCATGGAACCACCTCGTATCTGTCCGCGCGGGTAGCAGCATTACCGCTAATCCCCCCCGCGCAGCAGTTTCAAAGGCTTTCTTTACCCACTTGCCAATTTCCCGGCCATACGGCGGATTGCACCACACCCGGCCCGTCCAAGGCTGCGCAAGTCCGTCCTGTTCCTTCGTGTAGAATCTCCTGCACTTCGCGTTCTCCGGCGTTGCGCACACATCCAGCTCAAAGTTAAACTCCCTGTTCAACTCATCAAAGAATCTCTGCGGCGTCGCCCACACATCCGTCTTGCTGGAAAACATCACATTATTGTTCATCGTATGCCTCTCCCTTTTGCCATTTTAAACAGCAACCAAATAGGCAACTTACCGGTTGGCCATGGTCCCGGCCCTGGGCCAGGTCCTCCGCCGGAATCCCATTCGACGTCCCATGTTCCGACCTGATTCGGGATTCTGATAATGCCGGAAGGGTCTCGCAGGTTTCCGGCGGCATCGGCGTACTCCCAATGCGTGTGAATGCCCGTTGCGTATCCAGTCTGCCCCTGTGTGCCAATAAACTGACCCTTTGTGATCGTGTCGCCGACGTTCCATATCTGCGAAGCAAAGTGTGCAGCGCGCCAGGTGGTGCCGTCGGCCATTCTAACTTTGATCATGTTGCCCCACGACTGATCTCCCGAGGTACTGCCATTCCAGTGCTGCGCCGCGACCACTACGCCTGACTCGGGCGCGTAGGCTTTATGGTTGCCGTGCACCGTGTCAATGCCCCTGTGGGGGCTTCCGTCCGAGTACGCGGGATAGCCGGCGGTCACTCTGATTGGTGACACATCAGTAATACACTGCTTATATACTGCCATTGTTTTCACCTCTTACTCATAGAAAAACCCATTTTTCAGATAACTTTTGACACTGTCAATTTCTGCTGCCGTGGCATTGAGTGCAATGGCGGGGTCGTCCACCATGATAAACCCCGGAATTGTGGACAACTGTACCCGCTTACACAGGGGCCGTCCGTGGTCCTCATTGTTGTCGTCCACAAGAATTTTAAAGCGAGCGACCATATACGGTACCGAATCAAAAGCTATTGTAGACCCAGTGGCGCCCTTACTTGCAACATCAGCATTGGTTGCTTGTGCAGCATTTAGAATACCGTTTCCGACGTCTGAGAAAGAACCCCCAGTTAATGCTGCTTGGAGACCTCCGAACGCAGCAGCAATACCCGTTTGCAGCAGTCCTCCGCTGCCGGATGGTATATCAAATGCAATATTTGAAAGTTGAATAGGTACCCCGAGTTTGGCGGTTGTCTCATACACTAGCTGATTTGTATTGGTTAATATACGCAAGATGCTGTCGCCGGTGAAAAGGTCTACCACATATTGTATAGACAATGTGCTGGCTCCCCACAATTTAGATGCGTCGAGGGGAATTACTCCGAAGGGCTGCAAGAAGATAGTGTAGTCCGTGTACGGGGGTGCATTACAATAACCTCCACGACTTGCCGCTTGTGGGTGCTTTGGGATACCCACACTTACCGATTTTGTTAAATTGTTGTTATCTGCTCCCAAAATCCAGCAAGGGATGTCTATGGACCACCACCCAACATCTACACTAGAAACAAGCGGCAAATGCGCGGTGAGTTTGGCAACATCAAATGGAAAGTAATTACAACTTACGATATACTGATACGGATTAAAAAGTACTTTTGTTAAACTATCGCTAATTTCTGCATTATCAATACTAAGATATGACACATCGGTTAGCAATTTAGCAGATAGTTTTTTAGCATTCCCAGGAGTCATTACTACATAGGTAATGGCACCAATGGAATTTGCAGCTTTGGCTATAAACCCGATAACAAAAAAGCCCCCGCTTATTGTTTCGGAAAAACCGCCTTGAAAAGCGCTTGTCACACTCCGTACTTCGGCTGTTGCTGGATATAGGCCGTCTGAAATGGTGCCGTTATACTTTGCCGACGATCTAACCACATATTCGGTAGAATACCCGATCTGGTCACGGTAGCTTGCCAGCGTGTCAACAGTCAGCGAGGCATTCCAGAGCCCGTCGGCGTACGTCCAATTTTTAACCCAGTAATACCGGCTGAATGTGGGAAGGTAGCAATAATTGTACCCGGTGGGGTCGCTTTGTGTTGCAATCTTGATCTCGGGGTCAATGATGTTGCAAGGGGCTTTAAGGTCAATTCCGAACTCCTGCCCACCGCTGGGCCGCTTTGTGCTGTTTGTGCGCTTTGCAAACTGATAAAAGCTAGCTTGCATTTTGCACCTCCTATAAAATAACCGGCGGGCAGATGCCCGCCGGTGCCGGTCAGGACTTCGAGGGGTCCTCGTCCTTGTGCGTGGTGGTTTTCAGGGTGGTGGCTCTGGCTGCTTTGCCCGTGCTGGGTGCAGTGACGTCCCCGGCGGTCATCAGGAACAGAACGGCGTTCTCGGTGAAGTCGTCGTACCACGACCACCCGTAGTGATACCAGAAATTCGTGTACAGGCCGCGGGCGTTCATGGGGGTAGGGACCACGCGGGACAGCTTCGGAGTGTATCCGATGGCGTCCCAGTCCAGCAGGCACCCGAATACATTGGAGAGCTGCACTGCTGCATTCTTGGATGCCACACCGTCAGCAGTGGTCACAACAGGTGTCGCGGAAATGGTCTCGCGCTCGTCGATGTTCTGCCAGAACGTGACCTGTTCGGCATCACGGTATTTTAGCATGTTGTCATGGAATACCTCGGGAATCACGCGGGCGTCGATCTGGCTCTGCGTGCCACTGTACAGATAGAGGTGCTGGCGATCGTACGGGGTATGCCGCATGATGTTGTACGTCGTGCCGCCGATCTTCCAGTTCTGATGCCAGTTGATAGAACGCTCTTTCATCAGGCGGGAAATATCGTTGATGCGGCCATATGCGTATTTGGCGAATCCCGGGAAGTTCGCTTCCTTATACACGTCCTGAACGGTCAGTTTCGTGCCCTGCTGGGCGTTGTACTCGTCAAGCAGATAAATGACGCTGTTCGGGCTGGTCACAGTCATGCCGGTCAGATGATTCGCCAACAGGTTATTGGCCAGGTTACGGCGGTCAGCCTCGATCTGGTTCGACAGATGCAGCACGAACGAGGACCAGAACTGCGCCAGTTCCTCGGGGCCTTTGAAGGCCGCTTCCATCTGGGTATCTGCTTGCGTGTACACGCGGCTGTAATTGGTCTGACCATAATAGTTAGTTTGAAGGACTTTAGGCTTGTGGACTTCGTACATATCCACACTCTGGCCGTCTTGCAGCGCCCATGCCTTGTCGGGGACGGGGTCAGTGTCGCAGAAATTGATCTTCCGCACATGGTTCGCCCAGTCGTCGCCCGTGACCTGCATGCGCTTCAAGGGGGCGTCATAGGGACGGACGGCAAAGATGGTACGGCCCATCACCTGGCTGATAGCTTTAGTGTAATTGTCGGGGCCGGTCAGCAGCGTGGCCTGCGCCACCGAAACAAAACTAGACGTGTCCACGACAGGCGACGTCTGTTCCTGGCCGGTGGCCATTTTGTTGATCTCAGTCAAAATTGCGGCAATGTCCGCAAAATCCATACCAAGAGGCATATTACTTTACTTCCTTTCCATAGGTCGGGTCGATGATTCGGGCCGTCACCGTAGCGGCATCTGCCGCCGGCTGCTGCTGGATACCAAGGCCCAGCGCGTTTGCCTGCAATGTCTGGGTCATAGTCTGCATTGCCTGGGCGCTGGTCTGCTGCCCCTGCAAAATCTCCCGCAACAGGGTTTCAAGGCCATCATACTGCGGCACGGGCTGCGGTGCGGGCTGCGGCACGGGCTGCGGCACGGGCTGCAGCGCGGGCTGCGGCACGGGCTGCGGCACGGGCTGCGGCACGGGCTGCTCCATAGCTTCGATCTCTGCTTTGGTGTATCCGGCCATAGCGAGGGCCGCTTTTTCACTGATTTTCAACTTTGGTCGCCTCCATTACAACGTATGTGTCATGTGTCAGGCATTTAATGACCTGATCTTTATCTCCTTTGGAGAGAGGACCCGCCGCGCAACACTGCCGCGTGTGAGCGACGTCTGCCCAGTCGCTATAGTAGCCGATGCCCAAACGAGTGCAAAGGTCAGCCAGCAGAAAAGCACGCTCGTTTGTGATCGACTGGGCAAAAATGATATAACAACCCATGGTTAGCTCTCCTTCTTGATGTCGTCCAGGGCAATCCGCATCTCGGTAATAGCCGCAGTGTTCTCCTTGACAACGGTATTACACTGATACCACATCAGCAGAAAAGCAGCGATAGGAAACCCCACATTAGAAATAGCCTGAATCACAGTACTGGCATCCATTTTGTGCACCTCCCTTACAGATACAAGTAAATCCCAGGTTCACGCGCTGGCTGACGCATGCCCGCCCCTTCTGGGGGCTGCCTGTGGGCACCTGGGATTAACTTTATTATATATCAACTGCACAGAAAAGTCAAGTGCCGCAGTACTCGCGGAAGAAAATCTCATCCGAGTACCGCTCAAATTCAAGTTGCCGCTGCAAGTATGCGGGCCAGATATACCCATACGCGGCCCTGAATCGTTTACGCTCGTAATCGCCGGTGCCGTATGTGGGCATCTCGCCAGACCGATGACGACACACATAGTAGAGGGGTTTACTCTTATGCTCATAGATGCAGCACCGCCCAATTTGAACAAGTGGGTAGTATTCCCGGAGGGGCCGGGATACAACCAAACTTTTCTCCTCGGCGCTGTACTGGTTTTCAATAGCGGACCTGTAAAAATCTGTACCTGTCATGGACCTATAGAGGGCCGTATTGGCTTTCTCTTTGGCAATAGGGCTGTCCACAAGATCAATCAACAGAATGCCCTTATCGGCCAACAGCTTGACGCGCTCTTTCTTGCCGATCATCTTTTCGACTGTATCGGTGATTTCCCACTGCATATAATAGGGGTTTGCCATGCCTACAGCGTTTGACATACATAGCAACGTCAAGGGCTCTTGCCCTTGTAATTCGCGGTTACGGTTGACCGTCTCATAAATGTTGGCAAGGCCCACACCCTCGCCCCGCCGGTAATAGTCAGATTCTTCTTTCTGGTATTCGTCCAAGATAATTATATTGGTATGGGGGCTTGAAAAACCACGGGTGCGAGCAAGAGTCACCACACTACCCACTACGCCCGACATCTTGGCCGGTTTTATGGGTGCTCCTGTATCCGTGTAGGCTCCTGCATTGCCCACTTCATACAGTCCCGCGATTTTAGGTATTTTAAAAGGGGCATAATGTGCTCGCAGATCATCATTCAGCGGAGACCACGGCCACATACTGGGCGACGCACAAATAAGTTCCGCTTGCTGCGGAGTGCGACGCAAATACAGAAATTCTTCCTCTGTCTGGTGGACGTGCTTTAGCGCTCCATAAGTTTTGCCTGTACCACGTCCGCCCCATATAAAAATAATAGATGCCCCGGTGGACAAAATGCCATCTTTTTCGGAAAAATTCGGCCAACCTTCATCAGTGTACAGTTTAATCATCAGACAACCTCCATAATCTTGTGCCCTAATATCTTTGCGTATTCGTCGGTAATTCCCAATGTGTAAGTATTATCACAAATACACAGGTTTCTTGTTATATGTACCGTGTGCCCATCAACCACAAAATCGGGCACATTGGGCCGGTCATTATAAATAACCTGATTTCCGGCGGCAAGACAGAACGTAAAGCCAGGCTTGAACACCTCAAAACCACCCCACAGGGCCAGCTCCAAACCGCCTTTCCGCTTGCTAACTCCTGCTATGGTAGTAGTAATTGGCCCGCCCTTTTTATAGGTAGTCGCGTATTTTTTAGCGCCCCACGTCATAAACTCCGCATAGCTGCGCTCTTGCTCATACACGCCCATATAATGAATATTGCCTTTTGGGTCTGTAGCGCAAGCGCCGTTATCTTTCGCCAGCTGCTTCACAGATTTGTTAAACTCCGCTAAATCAATATTACCCATGTATTTAACACTGTCTGTATCGCAGTACACGCCATTTTTGCCCGCGGCCCATTGTGCTATTTTTAGGCGCTTGCGGGTGTGAGCGGTTGTCCATACGCCCCATTGGTAAGGCAAAAACAAGTGGGGGTAATGCTCGTTATAACTGCCCTCCGGGTCGTTGGTGCATTCACTCCAAAGATTGTAGGGGTCGTCCTCGTCAAAAAGTGTGTCCAGCTGCAAGGGGTCTTGTGCTGTCATGCCGTAGTAGCTATTGAGATCGCCCTTGGCCTTGACATAATATAAATCTTGACCGGCCACACCTTTAAGAGATGTTTTGCCGGTATAGCTCTCTTTTACACAATCCGTCAAGGGCTTTGGCAGTTTGCCATAATCGGACGTGTACAGGTCCAGAACGTTAAGGGCGTCCCAGTCATATTCTTTGGCAATGATTCTAAAATCTATATCGGTAATGGTGATCTCTAAATGGTCAGCAGACAGCAGACGTCCATTGTCGTTAATGTATCCTTCACAATGCCGAACCTTCGCAAGGGGGATATAAGGGAACCCCCACCACTTAAAGCGCTGGCGCAAACCTTTTACTTGCAAACGCATCAAGCAGGCCTTGCCGTGCCTCATACATTGCATTAACCGTTCTACGGTGGCCGGTTCCTGCCTAAATGGTGTCATAGGAAAATAACATTCGCATTGAACGGCAGGATAGGCGCTCGACATATCCACGGAACCAACATTTTCCAAATGCAACCCTACATAATAGCGGTTAGCATGAGTGTCACCGCCCCTAAACGCTTCCCGCAACATCTGGTAAAGGTCCCATGACGGCAAAAGGCGCTTGACCCGTTCAATACCCCATTTATACATAGCTTCTCGGGCCATTCGTCTGACATAACCAGTGCGCGTTAGTGGTAGAGTATACAGGTCGTCACCGTCTCGGGTCATCTCGATCAACAAGCACTCCACAATGCAGCGAACATCATTGACACAATACGCTAATTCTGTAGACGTTAAAGAAGTCCATGGGTACCGAACCTTTGAATAATCAAGTGCCCCGGTCAATTTGGCATGAGGGGCACCCAGCTGTTTGCCCCAGGCATCAAGGGACAAATTGCTGTGCCGCATACTGCATCGGTACTCAATAGCGCGATTGTCGCATTTTAAGACCCTGCGTGGCTTGCTGGCGAACACATCACCCGGGCCAAAATCCAGAACACCCGACAAATATTGAAATTCATGTGCAAGATTGTGAACGTACATACACAGAAACCAGTCACCCTGCGGACCGCTGTTTGCTTGCAAATAGTCGCTGACTGCTCCCGTAAAGTTCAGCCATTCGTCCCACGTCCTACCAATAATGGTAATATCCAGACCAAGTTGACACTGCCAAATATACATTATGGTGTGGGGATTGTCGTCCGCATCAACACATACTCGGCTAGTCTCAATATCAAACGCACACGGCATATTCACATATAAGCGCTTTTTGTTCGTTTTGCGTTTCTTGCCTTTTGTGTGTTTGCGGTCTAAATGCTCCATAAGCCACGGGACAGGGTTATAATTACAAGCCTCCGCCAAAACCTCCGCGCAGGTCGGCGGAACTGCTGCCGTCGCTGTAGTCCCATTCTTTACCATAGTTGACCTCGCCTTGCTGCCACTTTACAAAATCGTCAATACTGACATTGTAGCCGCCTTTCTCGCGCCAGTACATAACCGGCTGGTCGGATGGATAGTAGTACACGCCCGATGCTTTCACGATCTCCCACCATTCCGACAGGGCCGTGTACTGATCCTTGGGCACGTCGGCTACATCAATACCACCGACTTTCATTTTTTGCGTAAATTCTTCACGCGCACCGCCAACGGTGGAACCCTTGGAACGCACAAAACGCGCTACATCCGCCAAAGCCTGCTCCAATGCTTTACGGTCCCCGCGCATTGCCTTTAGGGTTGGAAAACCTCCGGCAAATTCTTTATAAACGTCGCTTGTGCCGCTGATGGGGTCTTTTGATAATCGCTTAATACGTTTCTGCGCAATGTCACGCAGTCGGGTGTATTCTTTGCGCATCTGATTATCTGGCCAAGACTCCAAGGCATAGGGGGTATACAGCTCGGCACTGTATTTAAGGGTCGCACTTGCTTTAGCTGTACCTACTGCCATGTTTCTTACGCTCCTTTCTATCTAAGATCATATAATACCAGTCCAGAGGGTCCGCTTCAATGCCCAATCCGCTGAAAATGATTTTGGCCCATTCAGAGCGGAAAAACTCAACATCTTTGGATGCGACTCCACTATATACAACGGCAGAGGCAAGATATATCAGGGAGTCGTCGCAGTTCAGCAAGGATGCTCTGTTATCTTTACTTTTCATGGGACCTCCTATAATAAATATGGCCGCCGCATGTGCGGCGGCCATCTGGTAAATCAAACCAGATTCAAAGACAAAACCTGGCCTTTTTTGGTGCTGATGATAACCGGCTTGATATTAACCGGCTCTGTCCAGGTGTCAGGCGTTCCGAGCAAGGTGAACATCCGCTTCAGCGACTGATAAACACCAACGGAAACACAGGAATAGGACTGCCCGTCCTCGGTAATGAGGACAATTCGAGGAGCAATCGTTTTGCCCTCGGGGGCGTTGTCCTTGGTGACCTCGACGCACTCCACCGACACATGAACCAGCGACAGCACCTCGTTAACGTGCTCCTTCAGCTTGTGGACAGGGTTACTCGTTGCATTGTAGAATGCAACTGCGGCAGAGCGGTCAGAGAGATTCATATCGGTGTACCCGACGCCGGTATTCATCACATCGGACACCATCATGGCACCATTGTTTTCGGACTTCATCATTGCTTCAGACATAATATAACTCCTTTCATTATGTGCCCTGTCATTATCAATACCGGGCGGGCGTCCCCGATAGACGGCCCGGAGAGCCGTTTCGACTTAATTTTTGTTATATAAGGAATACATGGCCCGCACCCCGTCACGCACGTGGGCCGCACCCTGATACATAAGATCGGCTGACAAGCAAGTCCCTTTAAAACCCTCAAGGGTGTGTACTTGCTCGTCGCAATGGATGATAGCTTGCTTATAACCGGCCAACCATGCCCGATTGTTTGCGGCTCGGATAGCGTCCACCGGGTCCTCGTACTCGCAGCACGTCAACGTGCCGTTGGGGTGAATTTCGATGATGAATTTACGCATTTCCATTTGGCGCGTCTCCCTCCCGTAAAATGCCCAGAGTCTTTGCAAAACGGACAAGCATCTTGATAATGTCGATGATGTCATTGTAAGAAAGATCAATCAAGTTCTTACCATCACACAAAGTAATGTTATCATCGGTTAAAGTGATTTTAATCGTGACTTCTTTTTTCATTGGAGCACCCCCTTTCTTTTCTTTCATTGTCTATATTATACCATACACTAAATTGTATATGTTGCTATTTACATTGTAAAAATTGCTGCACTCCCCTACCCTACCGAGTGCAGAGGAAGGGATTTTCTTAATAGATATGTTA